GCGCAGCTCGGCCGCTTCTTCCTCGGTCCACTGCTTGCCGTCGTAATAGTCACGGTCACGCTCGGCCTTCTCGCGGCTTGTCTGCGTGCTTTGCTCGGCTTCCTCGAACCAGCGCACAAGCTGGCTTAGGATGCGGTCGTGCTCAAGCTTGTCGGGCGACTGATCGTTGTCAGGCGAGACTTCCGCCTGCTCAGCTACGCCGTACGCCATCCAGCCACTCATTCACGCGCGCAAGCACGTCTTCTGTTCCCCACTCAGGCTTGATCCTAAAGGCTGTACGCAGCGTTCCGTAGCTTAGGCCTATGCCTAGCTTGTCGCCCGCGTCGAACTCTTGGAAGCGCACGCGTGTCAGGCCAGCGCCAATCGCGCGCCGCGCCACTTCATCGCGATCTAGAGTCACGCCGTACGCCAATTCACTTCCCCGCTTCCTCCGTCATCCCACATATCGCGCGGGCGTGACGCCTTTGCGCTTGGCTCTAGATAGTCGATCGCCATCAGCCCGAAGGCGTCAGCGTCGTGGCTGGACCAATCGTGATCCGGCCCCATGTCGCGCCGGCGCTCATCGTCGCTGATCTTCGGGTGATACCAGCCCAAGCTGATCCGCCCGTCGCCCGTTGTCTCGTCATTGAACCAGATGCGCGGGAATAGCCTGCGCACAGCCTCGATGCGCTGTTTGGCAGCGCCCGCCCCCTGGTTCGGGATCGACCGCGCGTTAAACCCAGCCTCGCGCCAGTGATCCTCGTACGTCTTGCCGCTCACGTTATTCGTGTTCAGGCCGTCATGCGGCAGCACAATCTCGGCCTTGCCGTAGCCGTTCTCACGCATCCACATGACGTGGTGCGCCAAGGGCTGGCCCCGCGCCGTGTAGTGGTTGAGCACGCGGATCTCGCGGCTCACCTTCTGCGTGATCCAAATGCTGTAAGCGTCCGCCTTGGCGCCAGCGCCGCCGATGTCGTGGTAGCTGCTGATCGGCAACAGCGGATCGGCTGCGAGGCGGCAGATGCGCTTCTCCTGCTTGGCCCGCAGAAGGTCCGTGGCGAAGTACGCGCCGGCCGCGACCGTGGCGTATCCGCCCTCCCAGATGTGATCGTACTGCTCAGGCCGGTCACGCAGATCGCGCTCACGCTCACGCTCAAGCACGCTGGGGAACCACGGATTATCCCGCCAGTTCATCTCAGCGACCTTGATGTCAGGGTCCGTGGCGTTCCTGAAGCGCATGTCCGTTGCGGACTTCTTAAGCTTCGGGTTCCACGTCACCCAGATCTCTGACCCGTCCTCGCGCACTGTCGGCACAAGCGTGACCCAAGCTTCCTCACTCACGTCCTCGGCTTCATCGATCCAGCAAAGGATGATCAGCGCCTTGGACTTGATGCTGCTTAGGTTGCGCGCCAGGCCGACGAACGAGTATTCGACCCGCCTGTCTCTGGTGCGGATGAACGTCTCGCCAATCTCGTACGCCTCTTGCAGCCAAGGCTCAGAGCGAATGGCCGCGGCGATTTCGCTGAAGGACGAGTCCGCCAAGCTGTTCATGAACTGACGGCCGCAGAGGATGATGCCAGATCGCCCCTCGGCCGCAGCCTTGGCGCCGATCACAGCGCTCATCTTAGCGAAGGTTCGCGTCTTGGCTGAGCCGCGCCCGCCATAAGCGCACCGGAAGCGCGCCGGCCCCTCGAAGATCGGAACCAGCTTGTCCGGCAGATCAATCTGGACGGACGCCACGCAGCAGGATTTCGTTGACCACCCTTAGCGGGTTCTCTGTGTCACCCGTCACTTGCGTTGGCATCACCTTGCCCACGAGCGTCATGAACGCGGTCGGGTTCTCTTCGGCTTGGCGCAACAGATACGCAGCGCCGCCAGCCTTATCGAGCGCTTGCAGGATCATGTCCTTCACTTGCGCTGTATTCTTGTTCGGCGTGCCTTTTGTGCGCCCGCCGTACTTTGGTCCGCCCTTCGGTCTGGCCATACTAATACAAGCTACTTTAGTAACCTAGTTACCGCCCCGTCGCCCGCTCATACGCCGCGTTGAGCTTCTCAAGCTGCTTAGCTTGCATCGCCTTGGCGTTTTCGTCTCGCGTGCGCTTGGCTTGCTGTTTGGTGGGCTTCTTCATGGCCTGCGTGTCACGTCTTGCCCAGGGTTTGTGTAACCCTCGTTACGCTCACCCTCGCCTTGGCTTGAGATGATCGCGCCGGTCATGGCTTGCTCACGGAACGAGCGCGTGGCTGTGTCCCAGATGATGCCCTGCATCGCGAAGATGGCGCCGCAGGCGAGGATCATGCCGGCCGGTACGCCTATGGCGAAGCCTAGCCAGCGTTGATGCCTGCCGTGCTTGGCTTCTTCGCCTGCCGTGGGGCGCGCGTCGCGTTCGGCGCGGAGGATGGCGAGCTGGCTTGCTTCCTCGATGCGCTGGACGCCCAGGGCTTGCAGCATGTCCTTGCGTTCGGCTTCGCGGCCTTGGCGTATGGCTTGAGCGCGTATGCCGTCTTCCCGCGCTTTGACCTTGGCCAGCGCTGCTGCGCGTGTGGCTTCTGGGGTTTGGGCTAGCTCACCCATGCGACGCCTGCCATGCCTTCACGGCCTCCCAGAACGCTTGAGCGGCTTCGTCCATCGTGACGTTCTCATTCAGCTCGACTCGACCGTCCGGGTGGATGCGGACGTACCAATCACCCTCTTTGGAGAACGTCAGGGGCGCAGCCTGCGGCTCGAAGTTCAGCGGCTCACTCATGCGGGCTCAGCGCGCCTTCGCCTTCTTGGCCGGGGCTTTCTTCGGCGCGGCCTTGGCGGCCTTCTTGGGCTTGTTGTTCAGCTTGGTCATGTCAGTGCTCCTGTTGGGTCCGCAGCAGCCCGCCGTCTTTGACGATGGGGAGGGAGACGTCGCCATCCTTAATTCCGGCAAACCAGGCCGAACGATCTCAAGATGGCAGCGTGGCGGGCTGCTGTGGGTTGATTCTGCCGATCTGGGCGCAACTCCAGACTGTCAACGCGGGGTCCTGACAAACCACTGTCAGGGTCGTTCGCTCCCCGTGGTCGGGGCGGCAGTATTGGCTTTCTGGCGGGCGGTGGAACGGCTAGCGTCAAGGGGCTGACAGGGATGCGCCGTCCGCGCGCTCGCCAGAAACAAGTTGCGCGCCAAGGGTTGGCCCTGGCGCGCGAATAACAGCTTTTCACAATTGGCCTTGATTTGGGGCGCCCGTCAAGCCGCTTCCGTACGGCCGCAATCTTCGTAGTACGCCGCCATCGCCAGCAGGACGAGGCGCACGAACGGCTTCACCCGGCTCTTGTCGGGGCTGGGCGCGCGGTCCTTGCCCTTGTTGCGCCACCAGCCGAGATGCATCGTCACGTCTTCGAGCGTTTCATAGGCCGCGATCCATTCGACACAGTTCGCCGCGTTCTCAGCGCTGCACCGGCGCACTACGCCCTGCCGCAAACTCTCACGCGCCTGCATCGCTGCGGTCTGCCGAAGCTGGCTCTGCTCCTTGCCTGACGTGAGCATTCCGGTCACGGGGCAAACGTACATCTGGAAGCCTGCGCCCTGCTCCTTGCCGGCGTACAGCGAGCCGAAATCTTCGATCGCGCGCGTGGCGGCAAACCATTCCGCCTCTGTGATCTCAGCGCGAAACGCTTTGACCACCCAAACGCGGCTCGATTGGCGTGTCTCGCCGTTGTGCTTGGCGGCAAGCTCGGCCTGATCCTGCTCGCGGACTTGGTGGAGTAGTTTCGTGCTCATCCGGCCCTCCTTGCGCCCATCGTCCAGCGTGAGCGGTAGCGTTCCTTGACCTTCTCGCGCTTCTGTTCGGGCGCGAGCGCGTAGCTGATTGTGGTGTGGTCGCGGTTGAACAGCGCCCCGATCTCAGGCGTGCTCCAGCCTTGGGCGTTCAGGTACTGGAAGCACACACGGCGGGCATCGACGTGCCGGGCAAAGCGGCCCTTGCCCTGTAGCTGCTCCAGCGTGAAGCCCCGGCGCTTGGCGATCTCGTCCAGCGTGATCTGCTCAAGCGCGTTTGGGATGCGGTCACGTTGGCTCACAGCACCCTCCCGCGCAGCGGCACGCCCAGGGCGCGCAGGCTCTGGATCATGTCCGCGATGTCGTCGATGACGAGGTAAGGCACGCCACATGCCCCTAGATCGGCTTGGCGAGCCCGCTGAGCGGGGCTGAGCCTCGGGGAGGCCTTGGACAGCCCCCCGCTGCGTAGGCGCTTGGGCGGGGCTTTAAACTCGATTGCGATGAGCCGGGGTCCGGTGATGTCGCCGCCGATGCCGTAACCGGCAACATACGGCCCCATCACGAACAGGTCCGGCATGCCCGGACGGACGCCCATTTTTTGAAACTTGGCAGCCTCGACCTTGGTGCGGAAACCACCATTGGGCGTGTGCCAGCACTTCCACGGCGGCGGCAGGGTTGCTTCCAGCCAAGCGACGCAGGCGATTTGCAGCGCTTCTTCGGGGCGGTTCATCAGAACGCCCCCTGCGGATCGTCAGCGGCCACGTCGAAGCGCTCCAGCGGGCGCTTGGCGCGTTCGGCTTCGCGGATAACTGAGCCCGCCTCTGCCAGCAGCCACGCGGCGCGCTCATTGGGCGATGGGATGGCCTCGCTCAGCGCGTCGCGGACCTTCGCAATGGCCTTGATGCGATGGGCGGCAACCGCCTTGATGGCGATTGAGCCGATGTGCTCCCACTGGTCGTCATCGTCCCTCATGGCTTGGCTCCTTGGGCTTTGGATTGTGGTTCGGGGCATGGCCCCCACGCGTCGTTCCAGACGCCGTGCTCGCGGAACGCGGCGATGCGCTCGGCATGGATGGCGATCGGGTCGCTGGGCGTCGGCTTGTCGCCGGGCCTGCGGTACTTGCCCTCGAGGATGCGCGTGGCGCCGCGCTCGCTGGCGAAGAACTCGAGGTCCATGCGCCAGCCGCGTTCGTTGCTGCCGCCGAGGAAGGGTTGGCCCTCGGCCTCGGCAATCAGCTTGGCCCAGCCGTCCATGCCACCGAGGGCTTTGAGGCGAGCGCGAACCTGTCGCCGGCGCTGCGCTCCGATCGGCATCCGGGCGCTGACCCAGCCTGCTCGCTTGGCCGCTTCGTTGTACGCTTCCATCGCCTTCGCAACGGGCTCATCGAGGGCGGCGATGTCGGCTGAGCCGACTACTCCCGTAGGGAGTTCTTCTCTTACTCTATATCTACCGACCAAATGCTCGGCATTTGCTTCTGCGTTTTCCTTTGGAATCAACGCACTGGGCTGTGACTTGTCGGTTAGCTGTTCGATTGCTAACGGGTAGCTATCGCTTACGTACGCGATAGGGGCGAAATTGTGTTCGTCTTTTTGCTGCTTCGACGCCACCGCGAGACGAGCCGCGCGACCCCGTTTTTCGCGCATGTCGTACTGGCTTTTTAGCTCCTGCTCGACGCGCACATTGGACAAAAACATGCCCAGCGTTTCGTAGATTTTACCCTTGCGGATGAGCGCAGAACGGATGCGCGTCCACACTCTGAGATCACAGCGAAGCAAGCCCGCAATGGCCCGCCCGTCATCTCTGAGCGGCCCGCCACGGCGGTACATCTCGTCAATCAACAGGGTGTAGGCGCCGACTTCCTCAAGCGTCAGTTGGCCGTCTGCGCAGCCGCGAATGAACGCGTCGGGGTCGCGCTTGTACCAGGGGAGGCCGCTCATGCCGCCACCCGATCGCGCACCACGTCGAACGCCAGATGCGCAAGGAGGCGGTCTGTGCC